TAGGCGTTTTCGTTGGCAATGGCCCAAACCGGCTTAATGCTTCGAGCCTGATAAATGGTGTCCGCGAGATCAAACAATCCAGCCACTTCGCCGCCGGGGCTATCGATTTCCATGAGCACCGCGCGGACTTGAGTGTCAGCCATGGCCTCACGAATTTGTACGCCGATAGTGGCATAACTGGTCAGCCCACTTTCTGCATCCAGACCGCTGGAACGCTGAACCAGAGTGCCCTGCACAGGGATAACGGCAACGCCGCCACCTGAGACGGAATAGAATGACCGCCCGTTGGATTCTGGACGGCTTAATGCTGCCTGCGGTTCTTCAAGATGCTTGCGAAAAACACCTTCGATCACCCTCAGCTTATCGAGCCCGATGGCTAGCGGCGTGTTATAGAGCCGTGACCACAGACGGGGATACTTCATGATTTTGCTTCCTTACCGTGACCTAATTCTTGATCGGGCGCTTCCTCCACAAACGGTTGCCCGGACACGACATCTGCCGCACCCAATAAACCAAGTTCATTCATGCGCTCACGCTCCCGAGCCCGCTGTTCCAGGACTTCTTCCCAGTCGAGACCTTGCTCGGCGCATTCGTTCTCGAGGGTCGAAACCCCGATATCCATGCGCGTTTGAGCAGCCTTTGCTTCTTTGACCGGATCCACCCACCCCCGCCCTGGTCCGATCCAACGGGATCGGGCATAAGCACGGCGGTGTTCGTAAAAATCTGGTGCTTCGATCAACCCGGCCTCGATGACTTCTTCGAGCCAGAGCTCATAAACGGGTTGCGTCCAATGGGCTGACAGCCATTGCCGACGGCCATTGAAAAACCGCCAGGCTTCCAATAATGCCGCCCGGGCACTGGAGTAATTGGTCTTGCTAAAATCTTTGAGTAAAAGCTCGTAGGGCATATGCAATGCCGCCGCCACATGACGGGACATGGCCTCGACAAATGGGGCAAAACCATCTGCCGGGCGCGATGGCGCAAACGATGACAACTTGTCGCCCGGAAAAAGCGGCATAACTGCCCCACCCTTAAGGCGGACACGGTTCTTAATGTAGGCGTTGCGATCCTGCATATATTGATCGGCGTCACCGCCAAACATCTCGACAATGCTGTCCTGATCCATGGGCGTTTCAATGAAGGCCGCGATCATGGCGTTGATAACGGCAGCCTGCAGTTCACTGCTCTGGTATTTATCCAGCATGCGAAACTGCTTCATCACCGCCGAAAACAGTGGTTTCCCTCGGCTCTGACCAGTGCGTTCTTTGTCATGGATATGAATGACCCGGTGGCGGCCCCACGGCATAAATGCGGGTACGCGCTGCCAATCATCAGCAGTGGCCGCCCAGGCGAAATGATCACCGGGGTGGGTTTTCTTAATCCAATAAGCCTGCGGTGCTCCGTAGGCATCGACCTCGATACCAGAGCGCATTCCTTTGCCATCACTTTTATGCGGCGGCGTCGACAGTCGGTCGGCCTCAATCACCTGAATGCGGGTGGCGAATGGCCCGTCACCGGGTAACCACAAGGGAAGCGCCAAGGCTTCACCGTTCAGTAATCCCGAACGGAACACCAACTGGGTAAGACCGGCAAAATTCAGAGTACGTCCTGCATCGCAGTCGGTTCCGTCAGCCCATGTCCGCCACAGAGCTTCAATTTGGTTGCTCCATTCATCGGCCCATACCTTGTCACGACCCAGCGCTCGATAATCAGGCTTGGCCGACAACCGAAACCCGGTGCCGACCACATTGTCGGTAATGGTCTGGATAGCACCCGAAGCAATGCCGTTATTAATAGCCAAATCACGATTGCGCGCCCGCAGCATGGGCAGGTCGTCCAGCAGGTCCGCATCCGCCGATCCAAATGATGGCAGCCAGGAGGCAGTCTCCCGGTCCGTAGTCGAGGCACCATGATGGGCTCCCGCCTGGGCCTTTGGCCGCGAGATGAAGGAACGCAATCGTTGGAGCATTTAAAATTCCACGTAGATGGGAGCTCGCTTGGACAGCCCCTTAAGCTTGATAATTTGGTTTTTAAGACCGGCGATATACAGACGTAGCTCAGCAACATTGGCTGGCGTATAGGCAACACGGCCTCCCGTGCCGATATCCACGACCTGGCGTTGACCGCCCGTGGCAAGCACATGCAGAGCAGCCTCGGCTTCCACAAGCCGGGTTTCCAATGTTGTTAATTCAGTCATTATCTAAAGCCTGTTTAAAGCTAGGGGTCATCCGATAGGATCGGCTCTCCCCAGCGCGACGTCGTATCGGTTTCAACTTCGGGCAAGGACAGCAATGGTTTCGTTTTGACCATGCCGTCTTTGTTATTTTCTTTGGCGTTTTCTTCCAATTTGCGTTCCTTGTTTCGCGCAACACGCTCAGTCAGGCGCACCAGATCATATTCAGCCGCCGCACGGGCATAGACCCGACAATCCAGCGCCTCGTTACGTTCACGGGTTTTCTGCCACTCGATAGCAGCAAACCCGTTCTTCTTGACCCGGGTCACCGCCTGCTCAGCGGTCAGTTGCTTAAAATATTCCGGGTCATACTGTGGAAAATGACAGTATCCCGGTGGAAACTCGTCTTCCTCTTCAGGCGGATCCTTGCGCAGGTCACCATAGAACTCTGCTTTAAACACCGGTCCACAGACCGTCCACAGCTTGGCTCCACGTTTGCGTTTTCGCTTGCCGATCTTTACTTCGACATCGCTCGGCCCCTGAATGGGGAACCGGCTTTTATCAACGCCCTTGATGGGCATGACGCGCCCCAGTGGAGCCGTCCGCGACCAAGCGTAAACTTGCTGGGTGGCATAACCAGAATCAACAGCCATACGATCAATCATCATGCCTGCGCCAGTTTCCGTATGGGGAAACCGTTCTTCCAGCATGGCGCTCAGCTCGTTCCAGACATTCGTCTTGGCCGTATCACCATGGAGAACCCGGTAATCTATCGACCAGCTTTCCCGTTTACGGCCCCAGGCAATCACTTCAACCTCGATGCGATCACGTTGCACGTCGGCACCCGCTGTCAGAAACAGCCCGCCTTCCGGTACCACGCCGATAGGATATTCCTCACGGCGATTGTAAATGCGCTCCCATTCCGGAGCCTCGCCCCGGATTTCAAAGACCTCCCCCAACGACGTGTTGATGAATGTCTTCATGGCCTCCTCACCGTGTTCCTTGGCGGAGAGAAATGTGCGAACCATCTCTTCCAGCTTGACCCATGGTGAGTAAATCTCGTTCAGATGAAACCCTGCGATCTTGGCAAAAGGTTTTTCTGCTCGCCATTCACCAAGACGTATGGCCCCACCGCGTTTGGCGTCGTTCCAAAGTGTGCCGCATTGTTCGCAAACATAATGGGCGCTCTCGGGTAGATGTTTTCCTGTCGCGTCTTTATCCCAGCGAACTTTTTCCCAGCTCAGGATCTGATGTTTCCCACAATCGGGACACGGCACCCAGTACCGGCGTTTATCACTTTCCTCCCAAGCCGCATCAATCCGGCTTACCCCTTTAATGGTGGGGGTAGAGACGAGAACAATTTTCTTGTTCCAAAAAGTAACTGTTCGTTTTTTTGCCAGATTAACAGGATCACCTTCGGCACCCGCACTGGCCGGATACCGATCAACCTCATCACAAAGCAAAATTCGAATAGGGCGCATAGCCAAACCCGAAGGTGCATTGGCACCGACGATGGTTAGATGGCCGCCGCCAAATTTCTTATGCAGAATCTTGTTCGATCCATCCCGCGATTTAGGGTCAGACAGTTTGCCCCGCAGACATGGCGTATCGCGTGCCATAGGGGCAAATCGGTCTTTCGACCATGTTTCTGCGTCTCGTTCTGTCGGCATCACCACCATGATCGGTGATGGATCCTGGTCAACGTAATAGCCAACCGCATTTAGGATGCACTCGGTTTTACCGACCTGCGCCGATGTCTTGACCACCACGGTTTCCACCGAAGGATCAGAAATAGCTTCCATGATGCCGCGCTGATATTCAGCGCGATCCGTTATCCATTGACCGGGCTCGGCACTGGCTTCAGAGCTCAGCCTGCGGTTTTGATCCGCCCACTGGCTGATCGTCAGATCCGGCGGTGGTGCCGCCACTTTGCAAGCGTTCGTCACCGCCTTCCTCAACGCTGGTGTTCCCGTCAGTGCGAGGCAGGATTTCAACGTCTGTGGCGGCGATTTCCGTGAGGATTTCGTAGACCGCCTTTTTGATGACGTCCCTTGCTTGGTTGAGGCTTGTCGTTTCATGTACCACCGGTGCGATTTTGTCGGGCAGCACCAGCAGCCGCGCCCGCATCAGCGCCACGATCTCCGTCCAGGCCGCCGTCACGTCAGGTGCGGGAAGTAAGTCGCCCCGCATTTGTGAAGCTTCCATCTCGGCCAGATCAGCCTTGGCTTTAATAAGTCGGGCGCGCTCGGCACCATAATCAACGGTTCCCGTCTCACCTTTGAGATTGAGATCGCGCAGATGGCGAATATAGCCACGGACAGATCCGATCAGCTCATACCGTCCCCGCGCCGCCTTTGGAATAACACCTGCCTTCGATAACTGCTGGACCCGGCGCTCGGAAATATCGAGCAGACTCGAGATCACGGAAATGGGCTGCGTGTTATCCGACATGGTATAAAAAATTGCCTAACTACTTGCGAAGAATCCTGATGTTCGCGACTCGAAAGCCTGTTCGCAGGAGAAACCTTGAAGTGCCTATCAGCATAGGCGTTTTATCGAATTCTTGAATTACTCAGC